GGATTACATTAGTATTTATTACTGCTTTGTCTACCTTGCCACTAAGATCGTTTTTACCTGTACCTGCACCTGCACCTGCACCTGTGCCTGTGCCTGTGCCTGTGCCACCAGCGGAACCAGTGCCATACATAGCCATATACTTAGCCAGTTCGGTTTGTGTGTCGTTGGTTATAGCGGTTTTTTCTGCAGTAACGTTGGCAGCTTTACCGGCGACTTCGGCTTTATAGCCAGCCGTACTGGTTAAAAGATCACGAGCTGTTTGGCCAGACCTAAGCATATTGCCGGCTTCAGCACCTGTCTTGATACTGCGTTGTTGGTTCATGTATCCAACGTCTACCGAACCATATTGGGTATTTCCGGCTGCATCTTTTTTGTAGGTAGGGTTGCCTTGAGCATCAAACGTAGCAGTAGTTGCTCGTTCGTATTCAAGGTCAAGGGCTGCTTTCTTAGCAGCAGCAGAAGCTTCAAGCTGAGCTTTTAGTTGAGTGTAATAATCAGTTGTTGCTGGCATTGTGGTCTTGCTCTAAATGTCGGTCAAATTTCAGATCCATCCAGACCTGCATGTCTTTTACTTCGGCTACATCCTTCTTTACTGATTTAATGAGATTCACAGCATCGCCGTGTTGCTCAGTATTTCTTTTGTCTAACCTATATAATAGCCACATTATGGGTCCAGATATAAGGGCCACCAATAACCCGGACCATGCGGCAGTCATTTTTACTCCGGCTTAGGAAGTGCTCGCCAAGCTGCTTCAAACTTAACAGCGTCTTTTGCCATCTCAGGTGAAAGCTCTAGGTGCAACCACTTGCCTCCAAAAGAACCAGCATTGTCATCCTCGGTAAATAATTTTACCCCTGCCTCATTCTCACCTCTTGAGCACCTGAAGCCTCTTCCATACCCAGGCTTGCCATCTTTGGCATCCTTATCAAAGGCGTAGTCGTGGATCTCTTCAATGCCTAGTTCTTTGGTGTACTTGATAAACCAATCCCACATAGCAACGCCAACCTTGCGGTCTGTGTAACCAATGTCTACAGCCGCACCGGTAGCGTGGACACTAAGGTATTTCTCCATACCAGGGTCGCCAATCTTCTTGCCTTCGGTCTTGGAGTTACGCATCAATCGGGCAGAATAGATCCCCAGGTTCTGAGTCTTCCACCTGCGTTTGCATAGATCAGCTAGCTTTTCAGTCCCAGGCTGTGCTTTCTTGCCGTCAAAACTAGGGTAGTAACTGTACTTACGAGGCATCGTGCTTGGAACGATCTACTCCAAAAGCTGCGTCTACTTCTTCTTTGGTCAACTTGCCATCGCCAAGAGCCTTGCTCAAATCATAAACAACAAGGGCTACAGCTGCACCGCCGGCCTGAAGAGCCTTGTACCAAAGAGGAACGCTAATGTCCTTAGCAAAGGCATCGATAACCGACGAACCGGTAATGATACCCAAGGAGCTGGATACAAACAAAGCCACAAGGCGGGTGGATACATCTTTGACAACCTGAATATTCATATGGCTAGTATCCCATACCTACTGGATTATTACCAGTAACCTAAGTCTTGATGATGTAATTGACTACAATGTATCCCGGCTCGTCGTTACCGGCTGCAAAGGTAACTTCCCCCACATCACCTAAGTCATCGGTGCCGGCGTTGTAGCCCAAAGGGATTCTGCTGAGGAAAATAGGAACTCTAAAAAAGCCAGTAGCTGGTGCGGCTTGACCAGCTGACGTGTCGTATGCTCCACCTATGGCTGTCGCCAAATTAAAGTAATTATCAGAGTCGTATGCGGTTCCGTCACACCACAACCATCCAGATGGAAGAGTTAAACCTCCATACATCATAATTGAACCAGGAGGTACTGGTACGGGATTTACAGTAACACCATCGATAACCAAATCCCCGGTAATGTTGAGGTTGCCGTCTAATTCCCCCCCATTGCCTTTAATATAGGCAAAGTCTAGATGATCTTCTAAAGACTTAGAATTTTCTTCCATGGCCATGATAAATAAATCAGTATCTTTGCCAAAAACTTTTTTAAGCATCTCATACATTCTCGACCATCTGTTTGGATGTTCCCAAGTGTAGCTATACGCACCACTACCAATAGATGAAACGGACATAGAATTGTCACGGTTGGAAAATCTAACGGTCATTGACTGTCGCCCTCAACCCAAACACGGCGAATACGCAACCCGGAGAAGTAAAACTCAACTTCCTGCAAATATCCATACGAAGCGTTGTCTACATTGAACCTTAAAACACGGGTTTGCGAATAAGGTGCCGTAGACGAAGCACTAAAGCTAGAAAAGGTAAAGGTGTAGGCTGTCGACAATCCACTAGTGGCATCACCTATTGTTTGGCTAAATGCTTTATCGTGAACAGATTTGTTGTTGACCCTAGCTTGGATACTGGCTGATCCTGTATAAAAAGCACTTGGAGGCTGAAGCATTTCTACTTCTGCATAAACCCGGCGGATCATTGTAGGTTGCTTTGTTGCAATGTCCGGAAGCTTTACCGTTCCAAAAGACGGTGTAGAAGCTCCAGAGGTTTTGCCAGGCTCAATGGTTGTAGGGAAGATCTTTTTGATAGCAACGGAGTTTTTTGTGCTTCCAGTACTGTATTCAAGAAGATACAAAATCCTATCTTCAGCATTAGCGTTGTATCTAGAAACTTGTCCAGTAGCTAAACAGAACGATCTGTTTTGGGCAGATGTTATAGCCGAAGAAACTTTCATGTACTGCCAACGATTGAGAGCATTTAGAAGGTAAACGCTTGCGTATTCGTTTGTGCCATCTGTAGACAAAGCAGAAACACCTAAATACCCAAGGTTGGTAGATACTGTCTTAACCCCGGATCCGGAGTACCCAAACCTTTGGAAAGCGGCTACGTCAATACGGGATCCAGAAATTGCATATAGGTTTACTGAGTAATCTTGGTAGCCAGTATCGGTTGTAAAATAAACAATGTCGTTATGTTGAGCGCAGAAGTCAAACTTAGTAACGCCTAAAACGTCGTTCATTTGTCGAACGCCGGCATTAGAACCCAAGACTCCGGTAATTGAATACCAGCCGGATGGCTTTACGACAACCAAGTCATTGTTTCTAGGAATACAGTAAGATATACCGTCGTTAGCGTATCCAACACCAATAAAGCTAACCGACAACCAGCTTGTAAAAGTTAATGCGTCGGAGAATATAAACTGATCAGAAGTCTGATTCCACGCAATCATACGTGCGTTCCAAAGAGTCAAATGGGTTACGTTTTGTATAACTGAAATCAATGTTTCTGCTAATCCGCTATACGTAACACGATAAACTTTTGCCGTTCCAATGGCAACATAGGCAACTATTGCTGACGATTCTGTTACCAATACAGGTGCCCCAAAAACGCCAGTTCCTACATCAGTTAGATCTTTTTTAGTTAACGCACCGGTTGATACGTCTACAAAATAAACCGTTGTTGCTGAAGAAGTTTTTCCTATAAAACATATAACGCCATTGAAATACGTAGCATCTGACCATGTGGTTGTTGTAGTTCCGGAAGCAAGCTGTCCACCGGAAGTTCCAGTTCCAGTTAAGGTAATTGCGGTTGATTCGTAAGTTGGTACAAGTGTGGCTTCGTCGTCTGAAATAGTGACGTTTTCACCACGCCATGTGTTTTGTGGTTGGTTTACTTCAGACGGCCCCATATAGTAACCGGCACGGAAATCATCCCAACCAAAATTAAATGCGGCCATCTACGACCACGCAGCGTATTGATAACCACCGTCGTAACGAATACGTCGACCGGTAGCCTGCTTCAAATCGTCTCTCATGTTCTGCATTAGCGCCTGATACTCGGCTTGATAGACAGCAGCTCTGCCTTCATCTTGACGAACCATTGAAGCAAGGTAACAGGTATAAGCAATAACTAAAGAGTGGTGTGTGGCAGGGATCAACGGAACCGAATAGTCACTCAAAAGTTCAGGTTCATTGCGGTAGTAATACAAAGTCCCGGAAAAGTCAGATGTTGGGATAGGGTTGAGCTTTGCTTTGTTACCAATAATGGTCCAAGCAAATACGCTTTGCCGGCGATCAGGCATCAAGAAGTCTTCAAGCTGTAGCCACATACAGGGCTTGCCGTCAATAACTAACTGCCTGGCTCGTATGAAGTCGTTGGGAATTGTAGCTGTGCCGGATACAAAATTTAATGTAAAGTCGTCCATTAGCCAGGGCCATTCCCTAGCACCTGAAATAACGGCAAGAGTTCTATTAATTAATCCGTCTATTGTAGCGTCAGGAAGTAAACCATCCCCAATGGATGGAATAGCTAAACGTTCTTTTACTGCTGTACGGATTTCGCCACGATTCATTTCCCGATATTATACCATTTAAGGTTATCCCGTAGACGTTTATCGTTAGGACTGATCCTAATAGCTTCCAGTCCGTGGACTATGGCTTGAGCCTTATCTCCAAGATGATGGCAGGCTATTGCCATTAAATCGTGAACTAGCCAACCCCAGGCATCTGCTTCACATAGATAGTCCAATGGTTTTTCTGTAATACGCAAAGCCATTTCGCAGTTGTATCGGCAACTAAGCCAATCATTCTTTTCGTAGTGGTATTGTGCCAACGCAACCCAAGATTCCCGTCTGCGTGGGTCTTCACTAATGGCTCGATAAAGATGGCAATGGGCATCGTCCGGCCGCATCTTAGCTATGTACCGGTGTGACGCAGCTCGTTCTGGCAACCAAGTAGACAGATCTAAATGGCGTGAAAAGTGGTATTGGGATTCAGGATACTTGCCTTGAAAATAGTATTCACGAGCTAGGTAGAACTGGTTCCTGTCATCCATTGGAGACTCTTTAACCGCTAGTTCAAGCAATGGTAAATACTGCGATCGGGACTTTGTGGGGTCGGGATGATGATGTATTTCTAAGCCAGGCACCCATTGTTGTATTTCTGTTTGTTGAGGCTTAAGAACCTCATGTACTGGGTGTTTCCATTTGTATCCATGTCGACGGTGGATCTTGTCCCCACCGTAGACCAAACCTTCCGAACCGTCTTCATTCCAAGACCAAACGTATTTGTATCTTGGTCTACTAGTTCCTGGTTCTATGTTTTCCAACATTCCCCGCCAACCGGGTAACAAATATTCATCCATGTCTAAAGCAATACAAATATCAATATCGTCAGGCAAAAACTCTAATGACTTATTGCGAGCCTCATCAAATCTCCACGGGTCAATACGGCATTCTTCTACATGAACGCCGGCTCCACGAGCTACTGCCACGGTGTTGTCCGTTGATCCGGTATCCAAGATAAACCTGTAATCTGCTTCAATAGCAGAATCTGACCATCGATATACAAACTGTTCTTCATTAAGAGCAATGGTGTATACGGCTATTTTCATGTCCCCTCCTAGAAGTTACAAATTTTCCAATATGGATTGTTTAGATGTTAGTAAGTTGGTGCGTGATCTTAGGTAATTTGCATCATTTACCAATTGAGAAATTGATTCTAATATAAACAACTCATTTAGAAGTTTTTGCTGTTCGGTTTGTTTTATAACCGTGATATTTGCAGCATCGGGATAGATAGCTATAAGGGAAGACAAACAGGAATGAGCCACGTTCTTTTTGATAAACACTTCTGTGACTGGCAACAACGGTTGAACATTTTCTGGTCGAACACGCGCCGTAGGGTTGCCTTTTAGATATTCAAAGATTTGCATATCGGGCTGGTTAGATACAATTGTTTGTTCTATTCTCAGTTGTTGTGCAAATTCAAACGCTTTTACTGCAACAGGTTCCGTGTTATTGAACGGTTCTTCTGATACTTGCGCCCATTCCAAAATCAACTTCAACGCTTCACCCAAACTGTATGTAGCAAAAGGCGTAATTGAATTGTTCATCAACTCTGTCTTGTTGTTTTTGTTTTGTCGTTCAATATAAACAAGATGAGCTACACCATTGATAGACAGTATCGGTTCATAAACAAGTAAAGCATCAGCTGCATCCGGCACGGCAATTGTTGAATCGCCAAGAGGATCTGCAAACAGTTCAACACCGTACAGTCCAGCATCACATCGCCATTGGTTGTCAAACGATGGCACAGGCGCAGAGTTCATAAAGGTAAACCCACCAGCGTCAATGCTGTCTACACCGTGTTTGTAGTATTTGTAAATGCGTTCAAAAATTTGGAGGCTGACTATTTCTGATACAACCCCATCTGTAGCGATAAGGTTATGTTTGCTGATGTGAGTAAAATACTCAGGGAACGCTACAAGGACTTGGCCGTTTGTCATTTCAAATAACGCGCAGTCTTCAAATGGTACGTCGTTGTTTACTTCTTGGTAGTACAGGTTGATTGTTGATGTTGCGTTTAGTTTTTGCAACATAAAAAACATATTGTATTTGTTTATAACGTCTAGGTTGAATGGTTCAATGTTCATAATCAGGGTCCATAGTACTGGAAATAACACATTCCTGCTGTTCCAGCAGAGTTGACGTTGCCACCACAACCGTACACGCCTGTTCCCCCACCCAAAATTCTGTTCCCAGTACCGTTGGCTACGCTTCCGTAACCTCCACCACCAGAGCCACCATAGTAACCAAAAGCCTGACCACCCACGCCACCTGAACCACCGTATCCTTGACCTGATAATTCGCCGTTGTCACCAGCAGACAAGGCACCTCCACCACCACCAGAAGCAAAGTAATAAACAATAGATTTGCCACTTCCTGAAGTTGAAGAACTATCCAAACCACCTGCTTTAGATGTATTCGTTCCTGAACCTGAAGCACCACCATCACCTACGATGGTTTCTCCACCGCCACCTCCACCTGTGGCAGTTAATGTTGAGAAATAAGTACCTGAAATAGTTGTAGTACCACCAGCACCACCATTAGGACCAGCAGTATTTCCAGCAGTTCCACCACCACCGACAACCACAGTCAAATAAGAACTAACTGCTGATGTTGCAGAAACATTACCTGTGTTGTAGTAGTAACCACCACCACCTCCACCTCCACCAGCACCTCCACCTCCACCACCAAAAAAGAACACGTTGAAGATATAAGGAG